AATGTCAACTAAATTTATTGAAGAAAATGCATCAAAAGTATTGACATTTTAAAAATTAGTAGTATACTTGAGTAAATAGTAACAGAAAGTAGGTGATCATGTGAAACATTACAGATTAAAGCCACAAGTGAAAAATGCATTGGCTGTTATCATATTATATACAGAAATAATTGTTTTTACTCTAATAATGAGTAAATAAAGGAAGGTAGATTTAAATGAATAAGAAAAAGAAAAACAAATTGGATTTTGGTAAATTAAGAAGGTTATATAATATTGTTTCACATGATGAAAAACTGCAAAATTTTATAATTGTGTTTAGCTGTTTTGGATTAATGGCTGTAATAACATTATATGTTATATTATTTGGATAGGTGAAATATATGAAAAAGTACATAAAAACAAGTAAAGAATATTTTGATTGGATAGATAAATATAAAGATGTATACAATATAATAAAAGTGTACATAACTAGGAAGTATGTGGTAATAGAGTATGAATAATGAAATAAAAGAAATATTAGATTATTTTCAAAAAGATATTGATAAATATGAAGAAAGCAAAAGATATTTAATGCAAAAGTATGGATATGATGAAGAAACAATTGATAATATATCTCAGCATGAAAGACATATAAATACTAAAACATTATTAGATTACATAACTAATTTACAACAAGAAAATCAACAATTACAAGAAAACAACCAAGCAATGCAAGAAGAAATGGCTAGAGTATGGGAAGAAAATGAAAGATTAAAAGAAGAAAAACAAAGACTTTTATATAATTTAGAGAAAGTATGTGAAGAAAATGATAAATTATAATTTATATGAAAGAAAAGAAACTGAAGATGGATATGATTATTATGTTCCTTATGATATTGAGAAAGCAACAATATGTGGTAAAACATATAGAGAAATCATAACTATATTAAATGCATTAGAACTTGAAAGAATAACTGAAATAAAAATGTGTATGGAAAATCTTTCAAAATACAAAGAACTTATTGATAAAGAAATGAATGAAATGTTAAGAAAAAGTTTTGAAAATGCAACAAATGAATTATTACAAAATGGAAGTGATGAATAATGAAGGTATTAGAATTATTTGCTGGTACTAGATCCATCAGTAAAGCATTTGAGAAAAAGGACATGAAACTTATTCTATAGAATGGGATAAAAAGTTTGATAATATAACATTATATGCTGATATAAGTAAAATAACAATAAGTGATATTATAGATTTATGTAATGGTATTCCTGATGTTATATGGGCATCACCTGATTGTACAACTTATTCTGTAGCTGGAATATCACATCATAGAAGAAAAAACAATGAAACAGGTAATTTAGATTCAATAAGTGATTATGCTAAATTTTGTGATAAAACTAATAAACATGTTTTATGGCTAATTGATAGATTAAATCCAAAATATTATTTTATTGAGAATCCTAGAGGTGGATTAAGAAAGATGGATTTTATGAGTAAATTACCTAGATATACTATTACATATTGCCAATATGGTGATACTAGAATGAAACCTACTGATATATGGACAAATCATCCTAATCCACAATTTAAACCACCTTGTCATAATGGTGATAAATGTCATGAATCAGCACCTAGAGGTAGTAGAACAGGTACACAGGGATTAAAAGATGCTAAAGAAAGATCTGTTATACCTGAAGAATTATGTAAACATATAGTAGACATATGTGAAGGAAGTGAAGAAAGATGAAAATTGATAAATGGGTATATACAACTGATGAATTAATTAATTTTATTACAAATCATATATTTGATGACTATGCAATATTTATTAAAAGTCAATTAGTAGAAAGACATGATAATACTTTTGTTTGTGGTACATGGACAATTAGCAATAAAGATTATAGAGATATTACAAGAATTATTTGTATATATGGTAATCATAGATATTTATTAACTGAATTAGATGTTATTGATAAACACATTACATTTAATTTAATTAAAGAAGGTGATAATCATGATCCAAATTAACACTAATTACATAAATAGATTTAAGAAAACAAGATGTGAATACTTGTATATGGTATCTAAAGGCATCTATTTAGCTTTTGATATTGAATCATTAGAGTATATAGGTATTGAAATGTTTTATTTACCATCTAATCCAAAATTAATAGATAAAGTATGTGATATAAAATTAAATGATTTAATATCTAAAGATATATTGATGATAATATGAAAGGATGAAAAGAGAATGAATAACGATTTTAAAGAATGTACAATTGATAATTTAGAGGATGCTATAAATTTATTGGATGAAGTTTTAGCTAACACTAAAGAATTAAAAGATATGAGTAATGCAATATATGATGTAAATAAATTTACAGCTCATTTAGTTTTAGAAGGATTATATTCTTCTAAATTAGAAGATTTTATTGAAAAATATATGAGGTATTATAATGAATAAATTAGTTTTAAAAGGTACAATAACTGAGGTAATAGCATTATTACATGATTTAAGGATAAAAGGATATGACAAAATTAGATCCATCAGTTTATAAAAGAAGAAATAACTTATTAAGGCAATCCAAAGTATTAAGAGGTATATTACTTGATACTGATTTACAATTTGATAGATATTATAAAATGAAGATGGAACAGGAAGATGCATATCAAAGATGGAAGTTTTACAATAATGTTATAAAAGCATTCAATAAAAAAGATCCTAAATAATAGGCTCTTTTTATTTGCTCTTATCGTAAAAGAATAGCATCTAATACACTAGCATAAATAATTCTACTATTCTAGGATCATTTATTATTTGCTGTTCTATATTTATTATTAACTCTCTATATTTCTTTATCAAGTCCTGTGCTGATACTACACCAAAGTTACCTTTAGTAGTTTCAATTGTACCTTCAACTTCTCTATTAGTACCAGTACCTGATGCTGTTGTACTTGATTCACCTGATGTAGTTCCTGAAGATTGGGCATCATCCTTATTCCAATCAACTTGATTAGCATAATCTACAGTATCAATCCCTTTATTAGTTATAGATAATTGATTTTGTGGTGTATCACTAGTTACATGTTTATTCCATGATGTACTGTCTGCTGTTGTTTCTGTATTATCGGTAGCACTAGATTCAGTATTTGATGTAGTATTACCTGTTAAATTCCTGTCTATAGTTCTTTTATAATCAACATTATAGATTATATTATAATCCTGATCAGCACTAAAGAATAATTGATTGTAATAAGGCATTATTTCATTTAGTGATGTTTCTAGTTCCTGTAGGAATCTACCTACAGTTTCAAATCCAATTTCCCTATATTTATAATAATCTAGTATCTTTTTATTAAGTTGTTCTCTAGTTGGTATTATATTAGGTATATTATATTCTTTATTTGTAGTAGCTTCATATAATGGATATGTAGACATAGCATTATCAATTTCAGCTTTAGTTTGAGGATTATTAAGTAAATTATATAAAACTTCAGTATATCGTGCTGGTATCATCATTTTATATCATCCTCCTTATCTTCATGAATATTTACATCATCAAATAAATGCATATCTGCCATTTCTAGGGGTGTTCTTCTTCTTACTGATATATTTAGTCCAAACATATCATTAATTCTTTTACAGGCTTCTTCTCTAGCTTTTAACATAACATCACTATTAACTTGAATCAATTGATTGTTTGCCTGTACTTCATCATCAACTAATCGTTCTCTTTTATCAGTATTAGCATTATTAATTCCTAAAAATGTCATACATTCATTCCATACATTATTTTTCTGTATTTGTAATTTATCAAATACAATAGGTGTATCAGTTTTTAATACTTTTATTTCAGTTGTATCTAAATTTTTATCACCATAAATTACAGGCTCATTATCATTCTTTTGTTTCATAACTTGTTTGAATGATAATCTTTGTTTATCACTACAGGTTATTATAAAAGGTATTTTCATAGCTGTTATATTAGTATCTATAGTTCTTTTTATATTAGTCAAGTCATGTGCATATAACTGTATAGTAGGGAATGTTGGAATCATATCATCATTATTTCTAATAATAACACAATCAACATTATTTTCATGTTCTGTAGATATATAATCTGTTGCATATGCTCTTACCTGTGTTGGCTCATCATACCAATTTAATTTTCCTGATGTAGCAAATTTAGTTACCATATAACCTAAAGTAGGATCTTTAAAGAATATACATCCACCATCACTAAATAAGAATTTTTCAATCCATTTTTCATTTATACCATTAGGTAGGTTATCCCATTTAAATAAACTTTTAGCAATTAACATTAATCTATAATAGTAGTTTGTATAAACTCTATTATTTAAATGTTTTGCTACTGATTCATAACTTAATATTTCATAATTATTCATATTTTTCACCACCTTATATTATAGGATTAGATAAAGAATAATTTTGTATTTCACTTGGATTCCTCCAAAATGTAATTCCATTATTATAACAATTCTTTATCTTTTGCATATCATTATTATCAATATTACCATCTATATTAACATCAATAGTTTTAGTATACCACCATCTAGCCCTGTGATTACTATTAGGTACTTTTACCATATTTGTTTTATAACCAAACATATCAAAATATCCATCAATGATCCTAGCATATTCATTTTTAATACTCATTCTTTTAAAATGTAATCCTATTAATTCAAATTGATAGTTTACATCACCACAGTTAGCATTTCCACCTACTTGATCAGGTATTAAACTATGTTGATATACTTGGCTTAATGTATTAGCTATAGCCATACCACCACTTGCAATCATACTAGCACCAGCCATAGCACCACCGCCTGTTGCCATCATACCTACACCAGCTACTATCTGTGCACCACTTGATACAACATTTAATCCAATATTTACACCATTTTGTGTTAGCCAATTAGTGTATACATCACTAGTCCATGATCCAATAGGTAGTTTACCTAAAGATATACCATCATCATAATCATTTAAAATATTATTATAATTTATTGGTATTGCTCTATAGGAACATCCTGGTGTAATAGTTCCAAATACATCAAATTCAATTTTACCTTCATCAGCTACTTCTAATAAATTAAAGTTTTCCCAATTATAATTAACAATGTTTCCTGTATTATTTGATACTTGTAAAAATGTATAAGGGAATGTTAATAATTTATTATTTCTTGGTATATAGTCATTACCTAAATAATTAACTTTAGTTACTTCTACTGTATGTTTTGATTCATAACCTAAAGTTAAACTAAATTGACCATCAAATGTATCACCATCATTTGTTATTGTCCTCCAATTACCAAAAAATGATTTTGGTGCAACAAATACACTATTAATTGCATCACCTTTACCAGCTTCATCATATGCTTTTATAAAATCTCTAATACCAGCTTGTGTTGTACATCCAATGTAATATAATCCCATAGGTATTATTGATTGAAATGTTGCATATGATAGTCCTAATATTAACTCACTAACAGCAATTACAAAGCAACAATCACTACTTGTTAAACTAAATCCTTTAGTAGGTTGTAATTTACAACTTATATATGATCCTAATTCTAAATTTTCAGGTACAGTATTATTTCCTATAGCATCATTATTTGTATGTTCTCTTTCAACAAATGATGCTTTTAATGTATAATCAAATAACCATGTTTGTATAACATCAGTTTCAATATGAATATCAGTTCTACCATCATTTATATATTCCATTTTAGTAATGAAGGCATAAAACCATTTATTAGAATATTTACTATTCTGATACATTACATAATTACAATTATAAATATTATCATAGATAGTAGGAATCCTAATAATATGATCTTTTCTTTGATATGTAAAATCACTATAATTATATGATGCTACTATTTTACTTTGAAAATATGATTGCTGTGCTGATGCATTAGCAAAGTAAAAAGTATTTTTATAATCTGATTCCAAAGGTACATCTAAAAGATATACCTTTGTAATTGGATTTTCATTATTCATAAATTATCACCTCTATATACTATAATAATCTATGTTATTATTTTTACTTAATTCTAAATTAACTCTAGTTAATAAGAATGTATCATTAACTTTACCATATGCTTTTATTTTAATAATATCATTATAGGTACATTTAAAGAATGTATTAATACATATATTATCCCTATCATTACCTACTTGACCTACAGCTGTAAATTCTGATTCAATCATTGATCCACCTCGCCATAGTTCAATTCTCATGTATCTAACAGCTGTTTGTCCTGAATCAGCTCTGACATTACTAGATAAATTAATTCTTAAATTCTTTTTATACATACTTTTAATATAAATACCATTATCAGTAAATTCAAAATCAGTATTACCATTATTTCTATTATATTCAGTAGTATATGTAATATCTTCATATGTATCAGCTGTTACTATTCTATGATCAGCAAATTTACATCCTAATAAACTAGTTTGCATTATATTAAATAAGTTAATAATATTTTTCTTTAATGTTTCAATATAATCAAATAGTTTCCATCCTTTATGTTCTATATTTTTACTACTATTAAATGGATAAACTTTATTACTTCCTTTATTAATAAAACCATTCATACTATTCTACCTCCTTTAATCTAAATCCTAATATTGAAGGTATTTTTCTATCTATATTAGTATCTAATTCTTGTGATGGATAGAAAATATAATCTTTATTGTAGATTGTTTGCATAGATCCACCACCATCACAACTAAATACATTCTTTAATCCTTTAGTTATAAAGTAGTTTTGCATTTCAGGATAATTAAATCCTTCTGAATTATTAAATCTACCCATTATACTAAATATATAAAAGTTTCCATCATCATCCTGTGCTATTAATTGTCTTGGATGTTTTACAGGTAGACTATCTGTAAATGCTCTAGCTATAGAATTACTATCAGCTAAATTTATAATATCTGTATAGTCTACTAAAGCATGATCTTTTATAATTGGTGCAAATCCTGAAAAACAATTTACAATTCCATCAGCTATTAATGTAGCTGGTGTAATAGTATTAGTTAATCCATTATAAAATTTCATTTCATTATCTTCAGTAAATCCACAATAATATGGACAATCCAATCTAGTAGTTTGATTTACTACACCATCAAATATATAGATACCACACATTCCACAATTCATATAAACATCATATTCAGGATGATCTTTAGCATAATCTAATACATCCTTTTTATTATTTTCAATATTTGCTGTAGGATTTCCATTAGTAGGTAGGCAACTTAATTTATCTAAATTTTTAATTTTAGTAATATAAATTATTGAATTATTAACATATTCAGTTGATACATCAATATTTAAGAATTTCTTATCTATTCCTTTATCTTCATATTTAGTAAATTCTAATTTATTATTTTTAAGATTTTCAATATCTTCATCATTAGAATGTACTTCTTGTCTTAACTCATTAACTTCAATTTCTAATAATGAAATAGCATTTGATATAGCTGATGTAATAATTTCTTCAAGTTCACCTGATTCTAGCATACTATCTAATAATTCTCTTAATGCATTTGATAAATTATTTTTAATATATACCATTGTTTCATCAATCTTTTTAGATTGGCATAAAAGTCTAGCTTCAGTTGTTTCCATTAATTTATTTACTTCTCTTTGTAATTGTCTTACAAGTATTTCAAGTTCATTATTATATGATGGTAAACTATTACCACAACATTCTTTATTCATTATATTCACATCCTTCCTATCTTAAAATTGAATAACCATATAGATATACACCTGAAGGTTTAGTTATTCCTGTAGGTTTTATATTAACTGTTCCACCTGTAACAGCTATATCTAGTCCATTTGCACTATTAATACTAGCATGTCTAGTATCATTTATTACTACACTTACACTATTCCACGGTGATCCACTTAAAGATAATGTAATTGTATAAGGTTTAGTATAATCCATACTAACAATACTTTTAAATGTGTTATTTGTAACAGTAGGATCAATAAAGGATTGTTCATTAAAACTTGTCTTTGTTGCTGTAAATAAATGTCCTCTATTATTATTTATATTTACTTTACAATTTAAAAATGATCCATTAGTTACAATAGCATTATCATTTATATTTATTATAGAATCTTCAAAATTACAAGCTACTACAATACTATCTCTCATACTTACCTGACTATTATAAATATTGCCATTAAAAGCTGTAAAACCTGAATCACCTCTTAAATTTATAATTGAATTATATATTTTCATTAATATAGTTTTACTTGATTTATTGTAAATATTTGCTGTAAATGTTCCAATTAATTTATTACTATCAATAAAGTTATTAATAATAACTGATGGATTTAGGATTTTTCTATACATTAATACTAATGATAATTCTACTAAATAGTTAAATGGTGAATCTTCAGTACCTCTTGGATTATTTCTTAATGTACTATCAACATAAAAGTTATAATTTGATACACTTGTTGATGCACTATTATCTATCTGTTCATTAATAGATGTTTTAAAATATTGAATTAAAAAGTTATCTCTTAAACTTTCTGAAAAATAAGACATTGATCCAATATAAATATTGTTATTATAAACAAATATACTTTCAAATTCACCATAAGGGAATAAATTATTACCCATTCCCATATCCAAACATCTTATTAAATTACCTTCCATATCTAATATTAAAATACAGTTACTATCACTAAATAATAAGAATATATAATCATTAAATATTGTAAAATCTTGTGGTACTCTTGTATTATTATAATTCAAAGTAATTTCTGTTTGTTCTTCAAAATCATATATCTTTTTAGTAGTTTTTAATCCATATATTTTATCTTCATACATAGTTACAGCATATAGATCTTCTATAGTTAATGTATCTTGATATTCAAATGTATTATTATATAAATCTACAGTACCATCACCATTAGCTATATAAAATATTTCATTAGTTTCATCATATACTATTGAATTACAATGTTTATGACCTTCTAATGTATATGTTGATATAGTATCACCACTTGAATTAAATAACATAGCTACACTATCAGTATCATTATATCCTACACCAACAATACGATTACCAAATTTACATGATCCTTGTATTTGATAGTCGGTAACAATTCTAAATATTCTCTCTGTTTGAATATTTGAAAATAAAGTTGTTCTTTGTACAGCTGATAATTCGTCTATTTCTCTTGTTTTATTAACTACACTTGTCATTAAAGCATCTAATTGTGAAATAGATCCTCTAGCTGTTGCATCTTTAATATCATATCCATTTAATTTACTAATTTCACTCATTATTATTCACCACCTTCAGCTTGTATACTTAATGTTAATTCTTCAGTTGCTGGATCATATGTTTCAATTAATGATGCTCTAATATCGCCATCTTGTAATGCTTGACTAAATAAATCACTAGATGTAGCAACAATATTATCTTTCATGTATTCTATAGCATCATTTATTTTAGTATCTTGTAAATTTATTTTAGTATCAATTGTTTCAATATAATCATTCATTACTTTAATAATACAATTTCTAAATTCTTCAAAATCAGCAATTATACCATCTTCAAAATCTTTAATATATTTATTAACTTTAGTAACAAATTCATTATATAAATCAATTAATTCTTGCATTTTAGCATATATTCTAGCTGTTTGCTGTAAAGTAGTTCCTGATTCAACATCATAAAAAGCAGGTTGTAAATCAGTTAGTACCCAATGTGGTAAATGTTTTATATAAAAATTATTCATTTATTTTATCCTCCTTTATAAAGAAATAAGGATGATGGATTATTCCACCATCCTTTATTTAATTAAGCTACAGTTATAACAATGGCACCTGTTACTTCATCAATTACAATATCATGTGTTTCTGAATCATATGCTGTACTTGTTACTGCAGTACCACCCATAGTAACAGTTACTGTATCACCAGCACTTACACCCTGTAATGTAGTAGCATATCTAGTACCTTCAGTTACTGTTTTTCTTTTGTTAGTAGATTTAACACCTGATTTTAATGTATAAGTAACACTAAATGTTTCAACTTCACTATCTGAATCTTTATCAGTACCCTGTACTTTAAATACTACAGCATTTACTAAAGGTGAATATGCTAGAGTTTGCCAAATGTGTAAATAGTAGTTTTTATATAATCCTTCACCATTTTCAAAGTCTTTGAATAATACTAAATCATCATATACTTGGAAGAATTGTTCATCAACTAATGCAGCTCTAATATCAGGATCAGGGAATGCATCAATTATAATTTTTCTAGTATCATTAAATTCAGCTACTGACATATTAAATACTGATGCAAGTACATCAACATTAACAGCTACATCTGTAGGATTAGATAAAATTAATACTTGTTCACTCTTTTTACTAAATGTAATTAATGGATTACTATCTGTTGATTGTACTTGTAGCCATGAATTGTTATTTGAATTAGGGAATTGCATATCACCTGATACTGTTTTTACAGCTTTAATAAATGCTTTTGCATTTGCTTCACTTGTACATGGATCAGGTACTTCAACTACTTTCATAGCATTTTGATCTAATGCTTGTCCAATTAGTTGTTTCATTAATACAAATTCATCAAGTTCACTTGAATTATATAAACTATTAATAATACCAGCAATAAAACTTTCTAACTTATCATATGATGCAAATGCTTTAAATAATGCTTCAGGACTAACAGTTACTTTGTATTTATCTTGTCTGTTCATTCTGTGATATACAGCTTTTACATCAGGTAAACTTCTTTGTAATAATTCAGCACCTGATGGATCATATTGTTTAGCTTTTAAGAAGTTTGCATAAATTTCTTCTACAGTATCACCTAAAGGCTTTTTACCTTTTTTTAATGCTTTTAATGGATCAGAAAATAATTTATTATGGATTACTTGTTTGATTACTAGATTTAGTAACATTCCTAAAAATTCATTAGTAACAACAGCATTGTTTGGATCTGTCATAACTTCTTGAATATCTGTAATATTCTTTTGTGTAGCTTCTGGAATTCTCTCACGATACATTTCAGAAGCATTATCTCTAATTGTATTTAATAATTCTGTTAAATTCATTTTTCATTCCTTCTTTCTTTATTTTAAATTACCTTTATCATCAAATAGATCTTCAAATTTTCTAGGCTCTTTTTCTTCCTCTTGTTTACCTAGATTATCAGTTTTGATTTCTTCAGGTGTTTTTTCAGCACCTACTCTTAAGAATAATTGCATATTTGCACTTCTTAATTTTTCATTATCTTCTTTGTATTTATTATTTTCTTCCATTAAAGTAGTGTTACTATCAAAGATTGCTGTAATATCATCAGTTAATTCTGTTAGTTTAGTTCTACGATCAACATCACTTTCAATAGTTCCAATTTCCTTGATTCTTTCTAAAAATGTATCTTTATCCATATTGCTTTAATCTCCTTCTACGATTGAATAACACAAAATTATATCCTTTTCTTTTACTTCCTATTGGTGTTGGTGGAATTACACCACCCATATATGTAAACCAATTTAATGCATATTGCTGTCTATTAGTATAATGATTGATATTAGGATCATATGATGGTCTTTCATATCCAGACATAAATAATACAGCTAATTTATCAGGTGTCCATCCCATAGTATTATGTAAAAAATCATTTCCTGTAATACCAATCATGTCTGAAGTAGCACCTGAATTATAATAATTTTGTATAAAAGCCTGTGATGTATACCATTGTCTTACACTTGGTGATCCATTTATTTCTTGAATGATTACCTGTATTTGTACATCACCTGATGTATATGGTGATAAACCTAAAGTATTACAGGCATTTATCAAATCACTTTTAGGTGTCCATTGTACAAGTCCATAACCTCCACCTCCACCTCGTTCATTTAATCCAGGTGATAATGTGGATTCAGCTTGCATATTACCTAATATAGCAGCTATAGTATTATCATCAATTCCAATACCTCTATAATAATTGATTATTATATTAGCATTGTTTTCTTGTTCTGATTGTGATAAATATCTATCATCAGATATCCATGCCATTTATGTACCTCTTATCTTAAATAACTAGTTCCACAATATAAGATTTTATTTTGATATTTTATTTTAGCCCATCCATTAACAATACCTAAATATTCAACTTTAGTTCCTACTTTTACAGATGTATAGATATTGTTACCATAGGATGGTGATGTTCTTAAATTTAACCAATAACAATTAGTAACATATTTATATTGTATATTTGTAGTATTGACAATACATTCATCATTTACCCATCCAATATTACCATTATCAAGTAAATATGGATTTCTAGCACCTTCAATTACTCTTGTAATAGTTCCTTTATTTATTAAAGGCTTTAATTTTTCAGTTGATGTTGATGATACATATACACCATTAATTGTTACAACATCACCTATTTTATATTTTAATGTCTGATTGGAATCATTTTCTTTAGAATAGTCTATATATTTTAGTTTTCCATGATATGTCCATTTTAGATTTCTTACACCATTGTAAAAACGATTTCCTGAAGTGTCTATTTCACTAATAATACATTTATTAGTACCCCATGCAACAGTACATTCAAATACTTTGCCATTACCTAAATAAATACCAGCATGATCATATCCTGTATCCTTCATACATAAATATTCACCTGGTGTTATATTGTTAAAATCTCTTGATACATTGGTGCAGTAATTTAATCCACCATCAGGTGTAAAATCAGCTACACCATTAGATCCATAAATTCCACCACCATGTGGCTTATTTTTATCAGCACTAAATCCCCAAAGTAGTCCTTTAATAGATACAACACAATCCATCATAAACTTGTTATTGTTCCAATTATAATTACACCATGTACCAGCTTCTGAATGATAATAATTAGGTACATCATTAACAAGCCATTTTAATTTTTCAATAAACTTACTACTTGTAAATACTATCATTCTTTATCACATCCCATATGACTTTCAATAATAGATAGTCTAGTATTGATACCTTCCAATGTTTTCAACATTTCTTTCATTGTGGTAGATTGAAAATGTATTAAATAACACACACAAGCTATACCAATACCATTATTTACAACTAGATCAACTATTTCACCCATGAATTCCTCCCTCCTATAATTTCATATTATTCACCATAAATATACAATAAAAAATTAAAAAAGTCAACATTTTACTGTTGACATTTTAACTAATTTATATTATAATACTAAAATTTATACATTGATAATTGTATTACTTCATATGTTATATTTTTTACATTTATAGATTCAAATCTTACATTACCTAATTTATAGTTTTCTATAAATATTTTAAATTTTACAGCCTTTGATTTATCCCTTAAAAATAAAGTATTAGGTGAATGATCCTTCATAGTAATAGAATATACAATTGGATATGTAGGATCTATATCCTTTGATACATACATTTTACCTTCAACATTATCAATCCATACACCAAATGAATTACCTTTATAAATGAATGTGCACCAATATCTAGATTTAGGTGTTTTCTTTTCTATGAATATATTATCATCAAGTAAAAATTTATTTTCAATAGAATATTCAGCATATTTAGTCCCATCAATTAACTTACCAAAATCAGTATTCCTTTTAGCATCAATAAATTTTTCATTCTTTACATCCTCTACTAAAATTGGTCTTGATGGATGTTTCCAAATCCACTTACCATTTTTATCTTGTTTATTAGGCATTCTTAAATTCCAAAATAAGAAATATGGATTAGTAATAGATATTGCATTAGCTAACATAAATAAATTCACTTTCTTATGTCCTGTTCCTGGTCTTGCTACTGTTTCATATAAATTAAGTAGTTTTAAAGGCTCATTTGATAAATACATTTGATTTCCTTTATCAAGTAAAAATTCATCAAATATTAATGTAGTAATATTAGGATATGAAATAGATTTTTTATTGTTAGCTGTAGATAATGTAAACCCATATCCAGCAATATCTTTTTCTGTCCATTTCTCTTTAGGATCTACAGGCTTTAGTCTTATATAAAAATAATTTGCATCAGTTTTAAATTCATAATCAGGATATAAGTGTTCTATATCTTTAAAATATTGTACCATAGGTTGTTTTAGATCTTCTTTATATCTTCTGATATATCCAAATTGTTCCCTCTTTTTAATAAAGTTATCAATACCTAATTCTTTACATCCAAATGATTTACCACCACCACGATTACCTAATATAATATATATTAATGCATTATGTGTTAATGTTCTTTTAGCATCCCAAAACATGGATGTATCTATTTCATTATTCAATTAAATCACCTCATAATAGAAAAGAGATAACAACGATTTAGTTAGTAGGTGTCCAAACCCAATTTAAAAGGTGGTAGTTCTTCACTATGGATTCCACATTTTAGCCTAACTAATTGAATCAGATGTTATCTCTTATAAATATATTTTACACCTTTTTAATAGTAAAGTCAATTTCTGATAATACTACACCACCAGGTACTATTTTAGGTTGCTTTTTACCTTTATAACTAGCACCTATTTTAAAATTGTTAAAATTAACATATGGATAACAATCTTTAGGCATTCCAGCTACTGTTATTTTTAAATTATATTCAGGATCTTCATTATCTATATCTTCAGTTGAATTTTCTATATAACACTTTTGCCTTAAAAATTTAGCTTTTTTAAATTTAGATTCAAATTTCCATGCACCTAATTTAGTAGCATCTATATCAAGTCCTTCAGGTAGTTCAAAATTAGGCGATATACAATGTAAACTATCAGTATCAGCATATACAAATTGAATCTTACTTTTTCCTTCAGCATAATTATCCATTATTTTCTGTGCTGATGTTATTGTTTTTAATCTTGCATAACTTGTTATAAAACTAGCCATAGCAACATATATACCATCCCTATGTTCTAGTTCACCATCTTTATAATGTACTTCATTATCTTCACCTAAATAAGGAATTTTACTTCTTACTCTTGTATCTGTGCCAAATTTACCATATAATGAATTTAGAAATAATTTTGATATAAGATACAAGCCATGATTTCCTTCTTTTTTGGCTTGTATTTTATTATTTGACCATTTATCTATATAATCAGTAAATAATCCCTGTGCTGATTTAAATTTCCATCCTGATATATATTCTAAATTATATACATCATAATGATCAAAGAATAATTCTAAATCAACACTATTCAAACATAGTACAACTTCAGTTTCACCACTATTAGTTAAATATTCATTTGCCCTAAAATCATATCCATGTTTTATTTGTATAGTAGGTATCTTTCCCTTCTTTAATTCAAATTGACACCTAATCATTTGTGTATATAATGGATAAATTGGATCATGTTTATATTCACCCATAAAGAATATTGGTGTTCCAAATGGTAGATAATTTTCATACATTACACTAGGATATAAACTATTAACATCTAATACAATACCATTACCAATAGTCTTTTCAGCAAATTTTGGATTTAACCATGTAAATCCTCCACGATATGATTGTTTTACATCTTCATGATATTTTGGCAAAGGGAAGAATTTATCAAAATTTCTTTTATGTATTAGTTTCTTATATTCAGCTAATGCACATGATCCTATTGTCATTCTATCTAATCCCTGTGAATGAAAATACTCTATTGCATAGGCTACTATCCAAACATCATGTTTAATATATTCTTCTTCATCAGGTGTTAATGCACTTCCTACAGGTAGATCATTATGTGCACCATAATCAATTTTTAATTTACTAATAGGTAGTTTAAATGATTTAGCAATTGAATCTACTGATAAAGGAATTAATTTATAAGAATCCAGGAATACTACTTTATTAACTTTTTTACCCTTCTTTTTAAATATTACCTCTACTTGATAAAATAATCCTTTATCAGATATTAATGTATTAAATGTTTTACTTTTCTTTTGTTCTGGCTCTGTTGTATGTTCAAAACCATTTCTAAATAACCAATTCATAATGAATTGTGAATCAAATTTTAGATTGTGAAAATATACTGTATCATTTTCTTTTCTATCTTCACACCATTTCATAAAATCATCAATAGTAGTTCCTACTATGATATTATCCTTATTACCTACTTCACATATAGCATATGCCCATACACGACAATCAGCCATATTTGTAGTAGTTTCAAAATCAGCTACAAAACTACCCATCTTTTCACCTCTTACTTATTAGATAACCATGTTGCCCTTAAGGCTGATTCATAACCTTCATATTCTGCTTGTTTTAAATCTAATGCACCATTAGGTGATGCAAATTCAAATGTACCACCTTCTTCTTCAAAGGTCTTTAAAAAGTCTTTTATGTCCATCTTTTCTATAGCTTCAATTATGTCTTTTATATTTTCATAGTCATAATTTTCAATTAGTCCTTTTATGTAATTATCCCTAACCTGATAATCTTTTTTAGTAAAATAATCAGATTGTGATTGATGTAATATACTTTGCCATCTCTTTTTTAAATCTCTATTACCCATAGTTCTATAAAATGCATTCATAGGCTGTAGGGCTACTTCTGTAGCCTTACCCATGCCTAACTGTCCTCTTGTATAACCTAACTTTTGTCCTCTTGATGTCATTTCAGTATTAACAAGTTCATCAAGTCTTTGTTTTCTTCTTCGGTTAATTATACCTACTCTACGATTCATTTCTGTCTGTTGCCATTTGGTGATTTTTAATTCATATTCAGTATTAGGTACAACAACAATTTTTTCTGATCCTTTTTTAGAGAATCTTTTTAATGAATTTAATTCTCTATTTAAATCTTGTCTAGTATTTATTAATTCCTTTAATTGTCTTGTACTTACTTTTTCAGGTAGTACATTAGCTATTTCAGGATTACTTTTAGCTAATCTACTAACTTTAGCATTAAAGTTTTTAACTACTCTGCTAATCTCTTTTGTATCTTGTTCTGACCATCTAATTTTATGGTATTTAGACATGAATAAAACCCTTCTTTAGTTTCTAAATAAAATCCTCTTTTTTCTATACTTGAATATAATTTTAAATCACATAATATGTCATTAGTCATATCAATTCCAAATCTTTTGGATAATGATCCATTGATAGTTTCACGATTGCCTTCATATCTATCAATAAACTTTTCCTTATATAATAATGATGAAAATTTATATTTTATATTCTCACCATTGGAATATTTTATTATATGTTCATAAGGTGATAATTTTAGATTGTATGTTATTCCATTTCTTGATAACATTTTAATACCTCCAGCTAGTTCTTAAAATAAACTCTAATATATGGTGTTTTAGCATTCTTTTCACCATAAAAACCAATCAATCTTTCTTGTTCATCAGATGTTCCTGTTAAATATTCATTTCCTGTTGTTTCAGATACTGAATCCCATAGATCAGCTATTTCTTTATCATTTTTATTTTCTGTATCTAATGTATAAATTCTTATATCAGGCTCTTTTGGATTCTTTTTATTAGTGTTGAAATATCCTACTAATTTACCTGATCCTAACTTTTCATTTAATTTACCTGTTAGATATTCATTTCCAGCTTTACTTTTATTTAACCATAAAGCAAATGATTCAGTTAATTCACTTCCTTTCTTAATTTCTTTTTCTTTTGTTACTTTTGTTGATGTTCTCATAACATCTTTACCTTCTTTCTAACCTACTCTTGGTAGGCTAGTATCAATATACCATGTTCATGTTATAAAGTCAATACTTTTGATGCATTTTCTTCAATAAATTTAGTTGACATTCTACATTGTAAATGATATAGTTTATGTATTGACAGATAATGTAAACCGACATTTGTTCGCTTGACATATAATGTAAATTCACTTTACAGGGGAAGTGTCAAGTAG